CCGGCTGACCGCGAAGAACGACTTTGCAATGCCCTTCATCATGACAGCCCCGCAAGCCGCCGCGCATGTGCTGCGCGCCATGCGGAGCCGCCGCTTTCAAACCAGCTTTCCGCGCCCGTTTTCGTGGCTGTTTCTGACCTCGCGTTTTTTGCCGGAATGGATTTATTTCAGGCTGTTCCGCAAAACCTGATTGGGGCGCCTTTCACGCTTGCGGATGGCCGGCACACCTGGATGTTTGCGGTACATAGGCATCGGTGATTATGCATTACGTTCGGCAGCCGGACCGACTAGGCGACAGGTTTGCCGGGGCTATGTCAGCCGCCTGTCTGATCTGCTTGATTTCATCAATACGCCTCCGGCGCTGGACTCGGCCTAAGATGTCGATGCGCCGATCAAAACCTCGGCTTAGTCAGCCGCCTTTAGCGCGGCAACTCGAAATTCGCTTCCGTATCGCAGCAGGTACGCCAGTATTTCTGCCAATCAAACTCGCAACTTTGGCACCGGCAGGCTATCTCGCCATCTTCGTCGACGGCGTCCTGATGCATGATAGTTGCTCCGCAACATTCACACTCCAAGTCACCAACAGCATCTTCGATGCCACGGTTCACCGCGATGAACGAATGCGACACGACGATCGGTACACCGGCAGTGGCGCAGTATCAGGCCGGATACGAGGTGCGGGTCGATGCCGAGCCTGCGGCGGTGCTGGAAGAGCTGATGAAGGGCTGCACCGGCCAGCTGGCCGAAGTGGGCGGCGAGTTCAAGATCAGGGTCGGCGGGCCGGGCTTGCCGGTGCTGTTTCTGACCGACGACGATCTGATCGTCACCGCGCCGCAAGACTATCAGTGGGCGCTCGGCGGTTGTGGAGGAAGGCCGTGACTGAGGTCAACGCGGCCTTCCGCAAGCCGTTCAAATTTCAGCTTGCCGCATTACGCCTGCGCTTTCGGGATTTGCACCCGACCGCGCGCTGGGACGACATTCGCGAGGATGCCCACAATCGCTCCTTCATGGTAGCCGGGGCGATGAAGGCGGATCTGCTGGCCGATTTTGCGCTGGCGATTGATAAGGCTGTCGCAGACGGCACAGGCTACGAGGCCTTCGCAAAGGACTTCCGGGCGATTGTCAGTAAACACGGCTGGCATGGCTGGACCGGCGAAGGGACCGCAGCTGGCGAGGCATGGCGCATCCGCACGATTTACCGCACCAACATGCGGACCAGCTACATGGCAGGACGCTATGCCCAGCTGCGGGACGGGAATTTCAAATACTGGGTGTACCGGCATGGTGGCTCTCTTGAGCCGCGCCTTCAGCACCTTGGCTGGGACGGGCTGATTTTGGAGGCAGATCATCCGTTCTGGGCACAGCACTATCCGCCCAATGGCTGGGGTTGCACCTGCCGCGTCTTTGGCGCGCGCAGTTTGGAAGGAGCAGTCCGGCGTGGCGGAAACCCGGCTTTGAAGCTGCCAGACGATTGGGCGCGAGCCGATCCGCGCACTGGCCTGCCAAAAGGCATTGGCAAGGGCTGGGGCTATGCACCTGGGCAAAGTGTTTCGAAAACGGTTTCTCTGGCTGCTGACAAGATCGCCCAGTTGCCGCCCACGCTCGGATCAGATTTCGGGACATCGATGTCAGAAATCATCGATCGGTATTGGCCGACTTGGGTTGCTGATACGCTTGTCGGTGGCTCACACGAGCCTGCGCTTGCGGGTGTTTTGTCGCGCGATGTCATTGCGGCGCTGACTGGGCGCGGTGTTGCGCCAGAGTCAGCCGAGATCATGATCAAGCCGGGCCTCGTTACTGGTCCAAAAGCACTAAGGCATGCAGGTTCGGGCGATGCCTTGTCAGAGGCAGAATGGCTTTCGCTGCCACGGTTGCTGCGCCGCCCCGATGCCGTGCTTCTCGACCAACAGACCGGGGCTTTGCTCTATTTGCTCCCTGCAGATGCAGGTCGGCCTCAACTTGCGATTCGGCTCGATTACAAAACCCGCCTCGGGCGCAAGGCCGTGGTCACGAACATGGTTGTCTCTGCCTATCGCGCGGCAATTGCTGACGCCAGGGCGCGGGTTTCATCGGGCATCTTGTCGTTACTTTTGGGGAAAGTCGGATGACGGAGGGTCGGGGCACCCCTCATGTACTAGCGTTCGGCTTGCGCCGGGACGGTATCCTGGAACCCGGATTTCCAGGGTCGTCATCCTGAGGAGAGAATACCAATGTTTACGGTCGAATTCAACAATGACGCTGTCACCGGTGCCCTGACGCGGCTTGCGGCTGCAATGGACGACATGACACCGATCATGCAGTCGATCGGCGAGCTGCTTTTGCAGTCAACGCAGGATCGCCTGAAAGATGGCAAGTCGCCGGATGGCACGGCCTTTGCCCCGCGATCTGAAGCAACACTTGCAAACTATGCCAGGCGGAACCTGCGGTTTGGTTTGCCGCTGTATCAATCTGGCGAGATGTATAATCAGATGAACGCGGAGTCCGGCTCGGATTATGTCGAGATTGGCACAACGGTGATTCAAGCTGCGATGATGCAATTTGGCGGTACCAAAGCGCAATTCCCTAACCTTTGGGGCGATATTCCCGCGCGTCCTTTCTTGGGCATTTCGCAAGACGATGAGCGCGATATCCTCGCCGAAATCGCAGAAGCCCTGACGGATGCCTTTGAGCCTTGATCTGAAGGCTGCGGCCCTCCCCATACCGTTGCTGATGTTTTGACATCGGGTGCCGCCGCAATATGGCGGCATGACAAAACCCGCCACTCATATTGCCCTTTGCGCGGCCCAGCCGCTCCCTGAAACCGGGGTGCCGGAATGGGTCCATCTGCTGCCAGCTGCTGGCGGTACGGTCACCACCCATGATGGGCGTGGCCCGTACAAGGTGACCGATCCGGCTGCGATCATCGCGGCATCAATGAATTCGGACAGCCGCGATGGCAACGGTCTGATCATCGACGAGAACCACTCTACCGATATGGCGGCCCCGCTTGGGCTGCCGTCACCGGCGCGTGGCCACATCATCGAGATGGAAACGCGGCCCGACGGCATCTGGGGGAAATCCGAATGGGGCCAAACCGGCATCGCCCTGCTTTCGGAGCGTGCCTATCGCGGCATTTCGCCCGTCATCACCTATCGCGCCGATGGCACGATCCTGCGCATCGCGCGGGCATCCCTTGTCAACTATCCCAACCTGCGCGGCCTCGTCGCGCTCAACTCGGAGTCCATGATGGATCTGAAGCAGCTGGCCATGGCCTTGGGCCTGGCCGAAACCGCGACGATGCCCGAAATCCTCGCGGCGGTCGAAGCGTTGAAGGGCGGTGCCGCAGAGGCCGAAACTGCCTTGCAATCTGAAATCGGCGGCATCCTCGGCATTTCCGGTGACCGTGCGGCGCTGGTGGCAGCAGTGCGACTTGCGGCGGATGGCAAGAACGAGCTGATCGCCATGCATGCGCAAATGACGGCGCAGGCGGCTGATCTGAAAGCCCTGAAGGACGCCAATACGCGGGCGGCTTCGGAAGCCTACATCGACGGCCAACTCTCGCAAAAGCGCATGGGCCTCAACGCTACCAATCGCGCCGAATTCGTCGCGCTGCATATGTCGCAGCCCGAGACCTGCCGCAAGATCGTCGAAGGCATGCCCGTCGGCGGCGAAACCCACACCCACCGTGTTCCTGGCGAAGGTGCCGACCAGCAGCTGCTCTCGCTCAATGCCGAGCAGCAGGGCCGGGTGCTGCATGACAAGGCCATCGCCTTCCAAGCCGAGCAGCGCGCCAAGGGCATCCAGGTGCCGCTGATCGATGCAATCACCAAAGTGAAAAAGGAGCTGCTGCTGTGATTCCGACCCTGACCCGGGCCTATGAGGCCTCTGCCGCCTTGGCTGCTTTCAAGATTGCCAAGTTTTCTGATGTCTCGGCCACATCCAAGGTCGCTCCCGCAGCGGCAAACACTGATCCGCTGATGGGGGTGAATACCGCTATGGCCGCCGCGACGGGTGATATGGCTGACATCGTCCAGCACGGCATCGGCCTTGTGGTCTTGGGCGGCACCGTGACTGCCGGGGCCGAACTGACCTCCGATGCCAGCGGCGCGGCAATCGCGGCAGTCCCGACCGCCGGTGTCTTTATGTCGGTCGTCGGCAAAGCGCTGTCCCCCGGCGTTGCCGGTGACGTCAGCCCCGGGGTGCTGATCCTGACCCGTGCGGCGCTGCAGAACTTTCGCCCCGGTGCCGCCGTTTACGTCATCGAATTTGCCCTAGCCGATCAATTGAGGATCACCCGATGAGCCGCAAGCCTCTCGAAGCAGCGCCGCTGCCCGAAGTCACCCCGCCGCTGCCGTCCGAGGGCGGCTGTTTTGTCATCGATGCCAATGGCGCGTTGCAAAAGGTCGCCGATGAAACGGCACCGCCCCCTGTAATTGCCCCTGAAACGGAGGCTTAAATGTCGATTTTCTTCCGCACCAAAGTCCTGCTCGCCAAGATCGAAACCACTTACGGCGTTGACCCGACCCCGACAGGTGCCGCCGATGCGGTGCTGGGCAAGGATGTCAAAATCTCGCCGATGGAGGGGCAGGATATCAGCCGCGAGCTGGATCTGGCCTTCATGGGGGCAGAGCCGACGATTCCGGCTAACACCTTCGCCAAGATCAGCTTCAAGGTCGAATTGTCGCCCAACGGCGCGGCAGGCGTGGCTCCCGCCTGGGGGCCACTGCTGCGCGCCTGTGGTTGCGCGCAAACCATCGTCGCCTCGACCTCGGTGACCTATAACCCGATCAGCCTCAGCCACGAGTCGATCACGCTGTGGTTTGTCATCGGCTCCACCCTGTTCAAAGTGCCGGGCGCGCGCGGTACCGCCAAGGTCACGATCGGTGCTCAGGGTATCCCCTACATCGAATTCGAATTCACTGGCCTGTTCACCGTGCCCGCCGAAGGCAGTCGCCCGACGCCGACCTTGACCGCGTGGAAGAAGCCGACGGTTGCCAGCAAGACCAACACGCCGGTGTTCACCATCGGTGGCACCTCGCTGGTGATGCGGCAGTTCGCGATGGATCTGGGCAACCAGATCGAGACGCGGTTCCTGATCAACTCGGAAAGCGTGATGCTCGTAGACCGCGCCGAAACCATCGACGTGACGGTCGAGGCCGAACCGCTGACCACGATCAACCCGTTCCAACTGGCGGTCAACCAGACCCAGACGCCGGTGATCGTGCAGCACGGCGTGACCGCCGGGTCGCGGATCACGATCAACGCGCCCTTGGCACAAGTGCAGCGCCCCACGGGCGTTGAAGAAAACCAAGGCATTGCCGAATGGCCGCTGAAGCTGATCCCACAGCAAAACGCGGGCAACGACCAGTGGACGCTGGCGATCACCTGATCTGACCCCATTTTTTTGTCTGGAGCCCCAAATGACCTTCAAGCTGCAAAAGCACCCGACCTTCCGCACCACGGCGACGATCCAGGTGCCAACCGATGCAGGCATGGTGGCGCAGAGCCTTTCTGTGCGGTTCAAGGTGCTGCCCGAGGAGGCAACCGCGCTGGAACCGGTGGAGTTTCTGCGCCAAGCCGTTCTGAGCCTTGATGACGTAGTTGATGACCAGGACGCGCCGGTCGCGTTTTCGGCCGAGCTGCTCGAGGAGGTCATTGCACCGCCTTATGTGCGGATCGGCCTCATCCGGGCCTACTGGCAAGCGCTGGCCGGAGCCAAAGCGGGAAACTGAAATGGGCGGGCGAGGCATGGGCGCTGGGGCAGTTGCGCGGCAGTGGCCGCGATGACGAGCTGGACGCCGATGCAGAGTTCTGGGGCATCGACCCCGCCCTCATCCAGCCCGAAGAGGCGATTGGCCTATGGGAAATTCACGCCGCCGCCCTGCATGCGTTTCTGGTCGTTGAAAGCCAGTGGCGCGTGGTTTCGCTCGCGCAAGGCGGGCTGATGTGGGTCGGCCTTGATTATTCGGGCGTTCGCGCGGGCCTGCGCGGCGCGGGACTGAAGCTGACGCCCGACCAGTGGTCGGAGATGCAGATGATCGAAACCGGGGCGCTGAACGCCCTAAATCGGGTGCGGATGCAATGACCCTCGCTCTATCGCTACTGCTCAAAGCCGATGCCGGACAGGCCACCGCCGCGCTGAAGGCGGTGAAGGGCGATTTGGCTGGGGTGCAAACCGCTGCCGTCGGAATGTCATCGGGCACGAACACCGCTTCGACCTCAGTTAAAACTCTGACGATCGCGGCCGATTCCGCTGCCGCCGAGCTAACACAGCTGGCGTCTGCCGAGAGCAGGGCAGCAACCACTGCGGGTGAGTTGCGCACCGCGCACCAAGGTGCAGCCGGATCGGTAGGCAATCTCGTTTCGCAGTTTAACGACATCGGCATGATGATCGCCGCCGGTCAAAATCCGCTGCAGCTGGCGATCCAACAGGGCAGCCAGATCACGCAAGTCATCGGGCCGATGGGCGCAGGCGGTGCCGTGAAGGCGTTGGGCGGTGCGCTTTTGGGCATGCTGAACCCTGTCAACCTCGTGACCTATGCGGTGATCGCGGGCGGCGCAGCGTTCGTGCAATGGGCGATGAGCGGCGAAGAAGCAGCGATCGACCTTGGCGATGCGATTGAGGCGCTCGGCAAGTCAATGGATAGCTACAAGAAGTTCGCTGACTTGTCGGCAGCTTCAACCGCAGAGTTGGCGAAACGGTTTGG